CTAAAGTATATTGTGGTACTCCTAAAATATGAAATTTGTTTCCTCCACCATAAGATGCAACAGTTACAGTATAATTTACAGTTGAGGCAGTAAATCCTAAATTAAATCCATAGACCTCTGCACTTGAGGCTGGAGATAAATCAAAACCATTTTCAGCAGCATTTACAATTAAAGCATTTCCAGCTTGACCAGATAAATCAGATGTAGTTTTATTAGTACCACCTCTTGCTACTGGTAAAACTCCAGCAGTAATAGCTGTACCAGCATTGATGTTAGCAAGTTGGAATGTACCAAAAGCTACGCAATCTACTACATCCCCATTTGTTAATGCAGATGCAAAGACAATGCTAGTTCCAGATGTAATTGTTACATCAACACCATTTACTTGTTTGACCCCATTAAGGTAAACATCCATAAAATTAGCATCATAAGCTAATGTGTTACCGGCATCATCAGCACCAGTTATTGTTGTTGGAGTTCCAGATATAGTAAATTTAAACCTAGCCGAAGTCCCATTTGTAACTGACCCAGCATTTTGCCACCCACTTGATGTTGAGTAAACTTTTAATTGGTTTGTAGAGGTATTAAAGTAGAGCTCTCCTCCATCTAATGCTGAACCATCTGGATCTTGCGTTGGATTAGAAGATTGAGCTCCAAGATAGATACCAGCAAAATCAGATATAGCAGATAAGTTTGATGCTACTTGATTTATGTTTGCTACAGCTCCAGATACATTACCTAAAACTGTACCACCAATATTTGCTACAGCAGTTAGATCAGATGCAGATACTCCAGATAAATTTGTAATTTCTGTAGATAGACCAGCTACAGTTGTTATATTAGATGCAATCCCAGCAGCAGCAGTAATATCACTTGCAATCCCAGCGAGAGCTTGAACCTCGGTACTAATTGCTGAAAGTGTAGTTAATCCAGCAGATGTTGGTCCTAAAATTAAAGAGGTACCATTACTGTCATAAGCTATAAGTTTATCTGCATTGTTAGATGTAGTTGCATCATAAGGAAACTCTAAAGGACCAGAGGTACCAGATCCAGTTACAGTTCTTGGAGTAGTAACTTTTAATTGTATAGATCTGTCTGTAATCTCTTTTAGTTGTTGTTGTCTAATTAATACATTGTCAAATTCTGTTTCTAATGTAGCTGGATTGTTTGCTTGTCCAGTTTGAAATACAGTAGTTCTTGATAATGGCTGATCACCAATGATAGTAATTATTTCACCAGCTGTTGTTGCTGATCCAAAGGTTACAGTTCCAGTACCATCACCATTTAAAGATACACTATAATGTGTAGTTTCTGTTTT